CACATTTATTCGCGGTCCTAATTTTGACGTTTGGCTAAAAATTATTTCTCGGCCCGAAAATAGCTGGCCTGGGTCTAGTGGAGAAATCAGTCTATGCGAGGAGCCCCCCGGAAACCTGACGCGGTGAAACGGCGAGCTGAAACGGCGACGAAGAACAAACCGAAACCGCCGATGGAACTCGTAGAGACTAGCCTATCGCGAGTTCCCCCCGCCCCCGCCTGGCTACCGAATGTCGCGGCCTTTAGAGAATGGGAACGCGCGTGCGATATCCTCGTGGTCAATAAGCTGTTAACCCCTAGCTCTCTCAGCCCCCTCGGCGTACTGTGCGCGCTATTCGGGCAGCTAGTCGATATTTACGAAGATGGTCGCCAACCTAAAGCGGCAGATCTGGCGCAGTATCGCGGGCTAGCGAATGATTTTGGGCTAACCCCGATGGCGCAGGCACGCATAAAACCCGCGTCGGATACGTCTGATGAAAACCCGTTCGACGAGTTCTAAGCCGAAAAGTTATTTAAAAATCGCCACTGGGTATGCGCGTAGGGCGATTGCGGACACCGACCAGGCGAACCACTGTAAATGGCTACGGTTAGCGGCGCAGCGTTTCCTAGACGATTTAGAGCGGGCGGGGAAACCAGGCACCGGGTTCGCGTTCGACGAGGCGGAGGCCGACCGAGCGTGCCGATTCATCGAGCTGCTCCCGCACATTGAGGGGGAGTGGTCCACGCCCACAATCACACTGGAGCCGTTTCAGGTCCTGTTCTTGGTCTGTCTATTCGGGTTTCGCAACCCGGACGGCACGCGCAGGTTTACAACGGCGCTCCTCGCCGTCGGCCGCAAAAATGGTAAATCCGCATTTGCATCTGGCATCGCGCTATACGTGTTTTTATGTGAGGGGCATAATGGGCCGCAGGTTATAACAGCGGCGACCACAGGAGACCAGGCGAAAATAGTTTTCAGCGTCGCTAAGGCCATGGTGGAGAAAACTCCGGCACTCCGCAAACGGTTCGACGTAAAAGCATTTGCCCGCGCCATATTGTGCAACCAGAACCACGGGACGATGAAGTATGTGTCGGCTAAGGCGTCGACTCAGGATGGCTTAAACCCCGCTGCGATCGTGCTAGACGAGATACACGCGCATAAGACCCCCGACCTGCTCAACGTTTTAAAATCCGCCGCAGGCGCCCGAGCAAATCAACTGTGGTTGTACCTAACAACTGAGGGGTACGAAAATCCCGGCCCCTGGGCGGGTATGCGTAAATTCGCGCAGCAGGTATTAGAGGGACTGGTGGGGGCAGAGCATTTCCTGTGTTTTTTATTTACGCTGGATAAAGACGACGACGAATATGATGAAAGGGTCTGGGTAAAAGCAAACCCGTTGATTGAGTCCAGCCCGCTATTATTCGCGGCAATTAAAAGGGATGCGATTGAGGCGCAGGGTATTCCCAGCATGGCCTCGGAATTTAAAATAAAACGCTGCAATCTACCTGCGTCCGTCGCCGACGGTTTTGTGGATATCCGCGTCTGGCGGAACAACGGGGTCGATCTCGATCTCGACATGCTGGAGGGGTACCCGTGTTACGCTGCGCTCGACCTGGCGTCGACACGAGATACCACGGCGTGGCGTCTGGTGTGGGACGTCGACGGGACGTGGTACACGTGGGGCCGGTACTGGGTGCCGCGGGAGTGCGTGTTTCAGCGGACACAGCGGGGCACAGCGGCATATGATCAATGGATCAGCGCCGGGTGGATGACGCAGACGGAGGGTAACGTGACAGATTACGCTCGCGTCTATGACAATATCGTGGCGGACTGCGAGCGGTTTCGCCCCCGCGTCATCGCGTACGATGACTGGAACTCGGGGGAGATCGTGGCGAAACTGGCAGAGGACGAACTGCCCCTGCGGAATTTCATTCAGGGGCCACGATCGTATCACCCGGCTGTTAAACAATTCGAGCGCCTGTACCTGCGCGGGAAACTGAAACACAGCGGGGACCCCGTGTTGACGTGGCACGCGTCGAACCTGATAATGCGGTATGACGACAATCTCAACATGGCCCCGGATAAAAAACGGTCGGCTGAAAAAATCGATGGCATGGTGGCGCTGCTGATGGCCATCGGGGTCAGCATGAGTGCAGATGATATGGTGTCTGTCTATGAGGAGCGGGGACTGCTGAGTATATGAGCACACCGACGAACAGCCCAACCGCCCCGCGCATCCTGCTGGGCTTGGCGACGGACGCTGCGGCGCTCGCCGCCTACGCCTCGATTATCTACGGTACGTGGCAACTCTCCGAGCCCGCGGCGTACATCGCCGGCGGTAGCATCGGACTGGTCGCAGCTGTGCTGCTGGGGCGTCGAGTATGAGCCTGATGCGCGCAATTTTCGGGTCGAACCAGGCGGCGTCGGACCCGAACCACTGGATCGTCAGGGCGGTCGGGTCAATGACTGCGGCGGGTGTCACGGTCAACGAGACCCTGGCGCTGAACCTTCCAGCGGTTTATGCATGCGTCAACCGTATTGCTAACCCGCTGTCGTCGTTCCCGATCGGAATTTTTCGGCCTGACGCTGACGGACGACCGGTCCGCGACGACGCGCACCCCCTGAACAAACTGCTGAACCGCCAGCCGAACCCGTACATGAACCAACAGCGGATGCGTAAAACGGCGCAGTCGCACGCGTGTTTGTGGGGTAATGCGTACATCGAGATCCAGCGGGACGGCGCCAACCGCCCTGTGGCGCTATGGCCCCTGATGGCCTGGGACACGTCCCCGCATAAATCGGACAGCGGCGAGGTGCGAATTCGGACGAGGATCGACGGCTCGACGTTTTCGCTGCCACTCGACAGCGTGCTGCACGTCGCAGACATCTCTCTGGACGGCTACTGTGGTCTGTCTGTCATCCACCAGGCGCGAGCGGCAGTAGGCCTGGCGCAGGCGGCGGAGACGTTCGGTAGCAAATTTTTCGGGAACGACGCAAGATCTGGGGGCTTCCTGATGTACCCAGGCAAACTGGGCGAGAAGGGGCGCAGGAATTTAGGCGACTCGGTCAATGCCCGCGAGGATTCAGGGTTGGAAAACGCGCACCGCATCCGAATCCTCGAGGAGGGAACGAAATTCGTTCCTACGCAGATACCGCCGGATGACGCGCAGTTTTTGGCCACGCGGGAATTTCAAATCGGCGAGATCGCCCGCATCTACAACGTCCCCCTGTTCTTGCTCCAGCACGAGTCCCCGGGCACTGTGTGGGGTACCGGCATGGAGCAGATGATGCTCGCTTTTATCGTCCACACGCTGGACCCCTGGGTCACTGCGTGGGAGGCCGAGTTTAACAACAAGCTGTTTACCGAGCGCGAGCGCGAGCATGGGTACTATGTCAAATTCAATATGGCCGCGCTGCTGCGCGGGGATATGGCCGCACGCGCCCAGTTCTATGCGTCTGGCATTGACGCGGGGTGGATGCTGCCGTCCGAGGCCCGCGAAAAAGAGGACCTGCCGTTTATCGAGGACCTGGACACTGTGGCCGAACGTAACGAGGGGGACAATCCCAATGGATAAACTGCTGCAACGGCTGGCATGCCACGGGCGAGCACCGGGGGGTGACACGGGCGCCGTGCTGAGCGCCCCGGTGCTCGACAACCTACGCGCTACGTGGGCGGGTCCAATCGCCTCTATCGACCCGGACCAGTTCGGGGCCTGGCTGCAAACCGCGCTCGGTAATATCGCAGCTGATGCGGGGGATCGGAGACTACCTGTAGCGGGTAACGTCGCGGTCATTCCGGTGCGCGGCGTGGTCACCCCCCGCCGCATGGAGTTTTATGAGCAGTACGGGCTGACGACCTCGGTCGACACGATCCGAGCGCAGCTCAGCGCAGCTCGCGGCGCGGAGGGGGTGGCGAAGATCCTGATGGTGTACGACACGCCGGGGGGTGGCACGTTCGGTGTCGACGAACTGGCCGCGGAGATCGCAGCGGCTGCTGCCGAAAAACCGGTCACCGCCCATGTCGAGTACATGGCCGCGTCCGCGGGGTACTGGTTGGCCGCGCAGGCGTCGCAGATCGTCGCATCCCCCAGTGCCCTGGTCGGCTCGATCGGCGTGTACATGACCCACGTGGACGACACCGGTTGGCGCGAGCAGATGGGCGTCGCAGTCGAGTATATCAGCGCGGGACGGGATAAACTGCTCGGCGCGCACGGCCCGTTGACTGACGGGGCACGGGAGTACCTGCAGGGGCTGGTCGACCAGACGTACGCCGATTTCGTGGGCGCGGTCGCCCGCGGTCGAGGCGTGTCAAAGTCGGTCGCTGCGGGAGATCAGTTCGGCGCGGGCCGCGTCGTCACGCCACGAGACGCGCTGGCGGCGGGGATGATTGACAGAGTGGCGACATTGCAGGACACTATTAAACAGCTCGACGGACCCGGTGCGCGCACGCGTATCCGTCAGCGCGCACTGAACCTGATTGGAGGGTGACCCCGTGACTAAAGTTGCGAAATTGCGAGAGAAGAAAGCGGCGCTGGTCGCGGACATGCGGGCGCTGCTGACTGCAGCGGAGACGGAGGACCGTGATTTGTCCGCCGAGGAATCCGCGACGTACGACGACGGCCTTGCCGCCATCGCGAAACTGGACACAGAGATCGGTCGTCTGCAGGCGCTGGAGGCCGCGGAGGCCGCGCTCGACACCCCGCAGCCGTCCGCCGCGTCCCGTTCAGCCGCCCTGCCGAGCCCCCCGCCCGGCCCGGAGGCGTCACGGGAGTTTGAGTCGTTCGGCGAGTTTGTGCACGCGACACGGTTTCGGCCGAACGATCAGCGCCTGGCGAGCCTGTACCAGGATTTTGACCAGCACTCCGAGCAGCGCATGGACACCGGTTCCAGCGGCGGTTTTATGGTCCCCGAGCAGTTCCGCGCGGGGCTGCTGTCCGTGGACCCGACCGAGGCAGTCGTCCGTCCGCGTGCGACAGTGATTCCCGCGGGTACCCCGCCGGACGCCGCGATCAGTATGACCGCGCTGGACCAAACGGGGGACACCCCGGACAACATCTATGGCGGCATCACTGTGGCTAAGACCGGTGCGGTTGAGGGCGGTGACGTCTCAGTTAACGAGTCGGATTTTGACCTGCGCCAGATCAAACTGGAGCCGCACGAGTTCGCGGGGTTCACCACGGTTACTGACAAGTTGCTCCGCAACTGGACCGCAGCCAGCTCACTGCTCGAGACTCAGTTTCGGCGCGCTATGATGGCGTCGGACGATCGAGAGTTTTTCAATGGCAACGGCATCGGTGGCCCCCTGGGCTACCTCAACGCCGGGGCGACGTACGACGTCACCCGCGAAACGTCCAACACGATCACCTACACCGACGTGACCGAGATGCTGGCGCGCCTGCTGATGCGCGGGGGCTCGCCGATCTGGGTGGCGTCGCAGTCGATCATGACTACGCTGCTGCGCATGCGTAACCCGCAGGGCTCGCCGTACAACGGCGACGGGGCACTGATTTTCCAGCCGAGCGTCGTGCCCGGCGTACCGGCGATGCTGCTGGGCTACCCTATCGTGTGGCATGAGCGTGCATCTGCGCTGGGCAGCGCGGGCGACCTGTCACTGGTCGACCTGTCGTATTACCTGATCAAGGACGGCAGCGGCCCGATCATCGCCAGCTCGGAACACGTCAAATTCACCACCAACAAGACGGTATTCAAGATCCTCTGGAACGTGGACGGCCAGCCGTGGCTGACCGCACCGCTCAAGCAGGAAGGCGGGTACGAAGTGTCGCCGTTCGTGGCGCTGAACTAACACAGTTAAATCAGGAGCTTATGGGCCATGAACAAACTGTCAGAGATCATCAACGTCTCAGATGCTGCGGACTGGGTGCCGATCGCGCTCTATACGCAGTTCACCGGATTCGGCGTCATCGTGGACGCCGACGACGGGGAGGGTGTCACTGTCCAGCTGCGTAAAGCCACCAGCTCGGCTGGTGCTAACGCGGCGGACCATGGCGATGCTGTCACCGTGTCCTCAACCGACACAAACGTGACAGTTACCGCTATGACCTCCGCGTTCGCCGGGGACCTCGGCGAAACGGCAGGCGGCGTCGCGTATACCCACGTGTCCTGCACCATCACCGCAGCGGGCTCGCCCGCACCGGGTGAGACTACCTATGGCGGAGTGATTCGGTCTGATGGCCGGTTCAGCGAGTGACGACCGCTACACGGTACGGAGACCGTTTCTCGATCGGCGCACCGGGCTAACTCTGCCCGCGGGTGCGCCGTTTGTCGACCACACCCGCTACGCGCAGATGCTGCGTGACGCGGGGATAATCGACCCAGCGACGGTCCCGCCCGCCCGCCCGCAGCTTGATATTTTCCCACCAGACCGCTGGGTCGACGACACCGTCGCGATCATCGCTGGGGGGGCCAGTCTCAAATCCGAAAAACATCTGCCCCTGCTCGACGGCGTCAGCACCATCGTGGTTAATGACGCGTATCGGCTAAAACCAGATGCGGACATTTTATACGCTGCGGACTACGCCTGGTGGGAGCACCATGGGTACGTGCCCGAGTTCGGCGGGCAGCGCTGGACGCAGCACCGCGGCACGACGGAGTGGGCCGCACGGGCGCGGGAGCGGGGGTTATTCGTGGTCGAGTCCCGGATGGATTGCACGAGTCTGTCGATGGACCCGGCAGTCATACACACCGGGGCGAACTCCGCGTTTCAGGCGCTCAATTTAGCGGTGCTCGGCGGTGCTCGGCGCGTCCTCCTGCTCGGTGTCGATCTCAAGGGGCCACATTGGTTCGGGGACCACCCGACTGGGCTCAACCGCACCAGCCCGTACCCGGTGTTCAGGGCCTCGTTTGAGGCCGTAGCGCCGCAGCTCGCGGAAATTGGCGTCGAGGTTGTAAACTGCTCGAGGAGCTCGGCCCTGCAGTGTTTTCCGAAAATGACGCTCCGCGCCGCACTCAAATGACCGTCGAGTACCTCCCCGTCGCGCATCACCACGAGTCTGTCATCATTGTCGGCAACGCCCCCTCGGCGCGCCCCCTCACTACGCTCGCGTGTCCGGAGGCATCAGCGGTCATCGCGGTCAATGGCGCGGTTGAGTGGCTGCCGCGAGCGGACTACTGGTTTACGCTAGACCCTGACACGCGCAATCGCCGACGGATGCGGGAGCAGCGCCCAGGCACGTACTACTACGCAGCTGTGCCCCCCGAGTTCGGGCAGCGCGACGCACGGCTGCCGGTATGGCGGATGCCCCCCGAACCGCGTGTGCACTGGCTGCGACGCCGCATCGGATCCGGACCGCTATCCAGCCGACGCGGGCTATCAGTGGACCCCGCGGCGGTCAACACGGGGAACTCAGCCTATGGTGCCCTGGGCCTGGCTTTGCATATGGGCGCCCGCCGCGTCGCGCTGTTCGGCGTGCAGGCGGACGGGGACGGGCGGATAACGGGCGGTCGTCCGGGCGACCTGGCGCATCTGCCGGAGCTGTTCGCTAGCGCGTTGCCCCAACTGCACATCCGTGGTATTGATGTCGTAATCGCGGGCAAGTCACGAATCGACGGTTTCCCGCGCATGGGTGTTGAGGAGGCCCTCCGATGGGTTGCAGGATAGGATCGCGACTGGTGCAGACGACCGCACCAGCAGCTGACGTCATGACCCTCGCCGAGGCGCGGGCGCAGTGTCGAGTCGTGCCATACGGATCTCCCGTGGCGCACGACGACGACGACCTGATTACGCGGCTGATCGCAGTCGTGACGGACGAACTGGATGGTATCGATGGGTGGCTCAACCGAGCGCTGATCAACCGCACGTTGCAGTACGCCCTGGACGGGTTCCCGCCGTGCAGCAACCGCATATACCTCCCCCTGACGTCCCCGACGACGGATGACGCCGCCACGCCGATCAGCTCAGTCGTGTATACGGACTCGAACGGTGACGCGCAGACGCTGGTCGAGGATACCGATTTTATTGTGGAAAAACGCAACGACCCAATATACATCGAGCCCGTCTACGGCAAATCCTGGCCCGCAATCCGGGCCGGAACGAACGCGGTGACGATCACGTACACCGCCGGGTATGGCGCCGCGGCGTCAGACATCCCGGAGGCGATCCGTAGCTATATGTTCGTGCGGCTCGGGCAGCTGCATGAATTCCGCGAGCTGGTAGTCGCGGGGGTGACGGTTGCTGAGGTCCCGTTCCTGCGCGACAGCCTGGAAAACAAACGCGGCCGGAGGCCCTGGTGATGGAGTCAGTAGCCCGCATCTTCGTCGGCTGTGCGCCGAATCGGGAGGACGCCGAATCACAGGCAGTACTCGAGTACTCGATCCGTAAACATGCTAGCTGCCCCGTGGTGATCACGTGGATGAAACTGCGTCGCGATGATCCGATTTATGATGGCTGGCGGACCGAAAACTGGCCGACGCCGTTTTCGGGGTTTCGCTGGGCGGTGCCGGAGCTGGCCGGGTTCCGAGGCCGAGCGATCTATATGGACTCGGATGTCATCGTGCTGCGCGACGTGGCGGAGCTGATCAACATGCCGCTCGGCGAGGGCAAACTGCTCGCCGCAAAATCCGCTCGGCGCCTGTGCGTGTCGTTATGGGACTGCGACCGAGCTGCCGCGCTGGTGCCTCGGATCGAGGACCAGAAACGGAGCCCCGATACGCACCTGATGATGCAGACGAAAATGCGCGGCAGCGCGCACGTGGTGCAACCGTTCGTCGGCAGCAACTGGAATAACCTCGACGGCGAGCCCAGCGAGCTGCCTGTCGGGGCGCTGCACTATACGTCTATGCCACACCAGCCCCACGTACCCCGCGCTCGTGCCCGCCTGGCACGATCAGGCTGGAAACACTGGTTTGACGGCGCCGCGAAACCGCACTGGAACACAGCGGTTGTAGAGCTGTTCGAGCAGATGCTCGCGGAGGCGATTGAGGCCGGGCACACCCCGGAGTCGTACTGCGCAGATCCGATCTACGGGGACTATCGCAAACGGTCGCTGGCCGCAATGAATGGTGCGGTACCGCACTGGGGGAGGTCATAATGGTTGCGGTTGCGTGTGTGTGGGTCGGGACCGGGTATGGTGTCGAGTACGTCCAGCGGCTGCGCAACATGGTGCGACGGCATCTGCGATTAGAGCACCGGTTCATATGCCTGACGGATAAACCCGAAACGCACATCGACGGCGTCGATTTTGTGGACATCCGCCACCACAAATGGCCGGGCTGGTGGTCAAAAATGGCGCTGTTCGATCCGGCCCTGCGGGGCATGTCAAACTGCGTCTATTTCGATCTGGACACCGTGATCGTTGGCGACATTACCCCGCTGTTCGACTGTCGCGATTTCGCAATCTGTGAAAATTTCACGCGGGCTGCGGGGCACCCGACGTACCCGTGCTCCTATGGCTCCTGCGTCATGTACCTGCCCCTCGGGTTTGGGCGTCGAATTTTTCAGCGGTTTGAGGCTGACGCTGACGCGTTGATGGCTCGCCACGCCCAGTACGGCGATCAGCGCCTGATAGAGGAGTACTACCCGTTTGCCACGCGTCTACAGCGCGTTATGCCGAGAGGATTTTTTGTCGGCCGTCGTGAGTTTTCGGACGGGGTGCCACCCGACGCCAGCGTAATGGTGTTCGCGGGGCCCGTAAAACCGCATAACACGGCGCACCCGTGGGTGCAGGAGCACTGGAGATGATTAAAAACGGGCGGCAGTTCGGGACCAGCCTACAGGACATCCGAGCGGATCATATCGAGCGGTACCGGTTCGCCGTGCGGATCGCGGAGCAGTCCTGCGAGGATGGCCCGCCGATCGGCACGGTGCTGGACGTCGGCGCCGGGACCGGGTACGGCGCGTACCTGATGGCGCAACGCGGTTACGCGGCAACCGCAGTGGAGATCGACGCGGCCGCGCATGCGCACGGCGAGCAGCATTTCGCCCATCCCGGCGTGCAGCGCCTCAACTGCGACGTCCGCGAGATGCTGCCGGGCGTCTACGATATGACGACGTGTTTCGAGGTGCTAGAGCACGTCGACGACCCGGTCGAGCTGCTGGGCGCTATCCAGAGCCCACGGCAGTTGTTGATCTCCTCTGTGCCGAATGAGGTGGTGGTGCCGTTTGACGCACCGGGCACGCACCGGGACCACAAACGCCATTTCACGCCCGCCGAGTTCCAGGCGCTGCTGGCGGCGGCAGGGTACGACATTGTGGAAATGGGCAGCCAGCGCGATAAAATCGGGGTGGGGGCTCAGGTGCGTCGGGGCGATACGGGGGGCCGCACGCTAGTAGCGGTTTGCCGAGCGTTATGATTGTCAGTCACAAATGGCGGTTTATATTTCTCAAAACCCGCAAAACGGCAGGGTCATCGATCGAGGCGGCGCTAGCCCCCCTCCTCGGCCCGGAGGACCTCATAACCGGGTCGGCCCGTGACGGGACACCCCGACGCAACTGCCAAGACCGCATGACGGGGCATTGGGGCTGGCGACGGGTACGCGATTTTATAGGGGCCGAAACATTTGATCAATACCGGCGGGTATGCGTCGAGCGCGACGCATACGATAAATCGGTGAGCGACTGGCTGTACCACCGCGACGTCTTGAGCACCACGACGCTGGGCCTGGCCGAGTACATCCAGCAGCGCCGCCCCAGTGACTGGACGCGGTACGCTGAGGGGGACCAGCCCGTCGCTACGGTCCTGCGGTTTGAAAACCTCGCGGCCGAGTTCGGCGACTGGTGCGCGGCGACCGGCCTGCCCCCGGTCGGCATCGGCGCGTACCAGCTCAAACGCAATGCCTGCCGGGGGGTGGCGCGGGACTATCACGACGCCGCCAGTTGCGCGGCCATTGCCGATGTGTTCGCGCGCGAGCTGGAGTACTACGGGTATCGCCTATGAGGATCATAGCCTACGAACCAGGCTACAACGAAAAACACTGTCGAGTGCTGCGCGCCCTAGCCGCGGGCATCCCCGGCTGCGAGGTCCGCCCGCTCGGGCAGTATGAGCCGTGCGACATCGCAATCATTTTCGGGGCGTACAAACGGGCGTATGCAAAAACGCTGCCAAAACTCGATATCCTCCAGCGCCACCACGGGCGGCAGCTGCTGATGGTCGAATCCGCGTTTGTCAAACGGGGCGAGTACTACCAGGTCGGCTGGGGCGGCTATGCTGGCAACGCAGATTTTAACACCCCCATACGCATGCCGTCGGATCGCTGGGACCGACTCGCGGTACCGGTCAGTCCGTGGCGCCGCCGCAGTACGGGACCGATCGTCGTGTGTGGTCAGCTCCCCTGGGACACGCAGGTGCAGGATGTCGACCACCGCGGGTGGTGTCGCGAGATGATCACTCGGCTCCATCGGGCGGGCCACGACGCCATTTTCGCGCCTCACCCGCGGATGCGTGACCTCGACGCGTACGGAGTGGCCCGAAAATACTACCGGCCTGGCCAGACACTGGCGGCGCTCCTCAAATCAGCCCGCGCCGTGGTAACATGGAACTCGACGTCGGCGGTCGATGCGATACTGCGGGGGGTCCCCGCGATCACCAGCCATCCTAGCTCGATCTCGCGAGCGGTCAGTCAACACACCGTCGCGGATGTTGAGCGGCTGGAGTACCCGGATCGGTCGGCGTGGCTGGCGAGGCTGGGGTATGCGCAGTGGACGCTCGACGAGATGGCGTCCGGCGAGACGTGGGACCACCTCAACCGGGAGTACGTATAATGCGTGCCGGTCGGCTCGACACCCGCATGATTTTGCAGCGGAAAGTTGAGTCCCGCGATTCGGTCGGCGGCGTGTCGTGGGCGTGGGAGGATGTGGCCGAGATGTGGGCGGAGGTCCGTGGGCTGCAGGGCAGGGAGTTTTTCGCCGCGCAGCAGGTCAACGCCACGGCTACGCACCAGGTCACGATCCGGTACCGAGCGGGGGTGACCGCGAACATGCGATTCGTGGAAAAATCGGCGCCGACAGTTGGCTACGATATCATCGCTGCGCCGTCGAACCCCCGCCGCACCGAGATTGTGGCCGTGTGCGTCGTGCGCGAGGCGGATGGCTGGAGGGCGGATTGATGGCGACTGGAGCAGTAACGGGCACTCCACAGTTGCTGCGCCAGCTGCGCCAGCTGCAGAACAGCGTGCAGGCTCGGGCCGTGCGTAACGCGCTAGGCGCCGCGGCCCGTATCGTCGCGAAACGCGCCCGGCAGACCATACCCGTCGGGACTCAGGCGCACCGCACCTATCGCGGTGTGCTGGTCGCGCCCGGATTCGCACGTCGATCCGTCGTGGTGCGCACGTCGATCAACAGACGGACTGGGCGCATAACCGCAGTAGTCGGGGTGCGGGCACAGGCATTTTACGCCACGCAATTCGTCGAGCTGGAGCGCGGCAACTCCAGCCGCACCGGCAGGCCCTGGCTGCGCCCCGCGTTTGAGGAGACCCAGCCGCAGCAGATCGCGGCGATTGATCGTGCCCTGGCGCGGGCCATACTGAGGGCTGTTAAAAATGCTGGTTGAAGAGGCGCTGTATTCCCTGCTGACGGCAGACGCGGAGGTATCCGCCATCGTCGGCACCCGCGTGTTCCCGGGTGTCGCACCGCAAGATGTCGCGGCCCCCTACGTGCTGTACCGTAAAACCGGGCGCGACCGGCGGTTTCTCCCGTGCGGTACGGACGGCACGATGGTGACGTCGTTCCAGATCGACTGCTATGCGGCGACGTATCTACAGTCCGTGCAGCTGGCACAGGCGGTAACCGATCGGCTAGAGCCATACAGGGGCGCTACTGGCTCGCCCGCGATTACGCTGGTACACTGGTTTCTAGACCGAGAGTTCGATCTCTCAGACATTGAGCCCGGCCTGTTCCGCCAGTCCTGCGACTGGCGCGTATGGCACCACGACTAAATTGAGGATAGGCAGATGCCCACGATTGCGGATTCAACAGTTGGCAATTTTAAAATGTACATCGGCGACGCCGCGTCCCCCGAGTCATTCGACGAGTGGTGCGAAATTTTCAACATCCCGGAGTTTGGCCAGACGAACGGGCTGGTCGACGTCACCGCGTTTTGTAATGGCGGCTTCCGCCAGTATAAAGGGGCACTCGCGGATGGCCTCGAGGTCGAGTTTCAGGGTAACCACGTCCCGAACTCAACTGTGCAGAAGCGACTGCGCGATGCTGTCATCAACAAATCAAACATTAACATTCGTATCGATGACGAGAATATCAGCCCGACGGAGCAGTACACGCTCAACGTGGTGTCCCTCAGCTGGCGTATCGGCCCCGTCGTGGACAACCGCAACACGTTTATTTTCGGCTGTAAAATCAACACGATTACGGTGCCCGCGTAATGAGCATCAAAACAGCACAGGCGTTTCTAGGCGCCGCAGCACTGCGCCGTAAGACGGTATCGGTCGACGGCGGAGAATTGACCATCCGCGAGATGTCGATCACGGAGCGCACTCAGTTCTCGCAGCTGTATGGGCAGGGCACATCCGACGCGCTGGCCTACCTGCTGGGCGTAGCCGTACTGGACCCGGACACGGGCGCCGCGCTACTGTCCGGGGAGGACGCGCATCGCGCAGTCGCCGAGTCGGGTAGGTTCGTCAAACACGTGGTCGAGGAGATCCTCCTGCTGTCCGGACTGGGCGGGGATGACTCGGGAAACGACCGGAGCTAACCGATGCGGAGCGGTTTGAGCATCGGTTAGCTCTCGCCCTGGGCCGGACAGTACAGGAGCTGCGCGACACGATGGGCGCGGCAGAGTACATGCGATGGGGGGAGTACTATCGGTGCGAGCCCTGGGGCGCGACTCGAGATAACATGCACGCGGGCATCATAGCCGCGGCACTCACGAACCCTCACCGTCGGCGTGGCACTCGGGCGCTGACGCACGATGATTTTATGCTGCGAGATTCGCGGACGCAGCACGCCGATCAGCGGCGGAAATTCCGCGAGTACCTACGGTCAATGGCGGTTAAAAAATAATGGCAGATCTGGCGAAACTTCTTGTGCGGCTGGAGGGTGACAACATCAAGCTGATGAAGTCGCTCGACCAGGCCGACAAGCGCATTTCGCGGTTCGAACAGTCGGCCAACCGCAGCGCCGCCGCGTTCTCCCGCGGATTCAAGCGGGCCGTTGCGTCCGCAGCAGCGGCGGTTTCCGTGTTTTCCCTAGGTCGCATGGTCGAGGAAGCGATCGGACTCGAAGAGGCCAACGCTAAAGCAGCGCGCGGCCTCGGCCTGACATCGGCCGCTCTGAACGAGTACAAATTCGCCGCCGGTATTGCATCGGTATCGACGAAGGAACTGGAACTCGGGCTGCGCAACCTCAACAAACGCATGAGCGAGGCAGCGGGGGGCACGAAAACCGCGTCGAATATATTCGACACCCTGGGCGTCTCGGTAACGGACGCGTCTGGTAAAATCCGTAACGTCGATGACGTGTTCGGCGATCTGATTGATCGGTTCTCCGCGGCGGAAAATAACGCAAACCGGACTCGAATCGCGCTGGAACTGTTTGGGCGGGCGGGGCAGAAGTTGATCCCGCTACTGGTCAGCGGCCGCGAGGAATTCGCTCGGCTGCGCAGTGAGGCCCGGCGTCTCGGACTGGTGCTGGACGGTGAGACATCCGCGGCCTCCGAGCGGTTTTTGGACAACCTCACGATTCTGCAGGCGCAGCAGCAGGGGTATAAAAACCAGCTCGCAACTCAGCTACTGCCGGCACTTGAGGATTTGTCGGGCCTCATGATCGAGCTGGCCGCAGACCACGAGGCGGTCGCGACGCTGGGTACCGTGCTGGCGGGGGTGCTCAAAGGGGTCGCGACTACGGCGCTCGCACTCGGCACGACTTTTGCTAACGTCGGCCGGGCGATCGGCGGGCTGACCGCAGCGGCGCAGGCGGCGATCGAGGACACATCGATCAGCCTAGGCGGTGTCCTGCGCGGGTTCGCTCGCGGCGGGCTGGACGACGCGATCGCCGGATCCGTGGAGACCGGTTTCGGACGGGCCAGTACCATCATCGACCAGTTTACGGAGGACAATGAGCGTGCGACACGCGAGGTCGAGGAGCGACTCGGCAAACTGTGGTCAAACGGTTTTAACGCCGCAGGGCAAGACGCCGCCGAGGTAGCCGCCCAGATGCGCGAGCTGCGCGAGGAGTTAGGGCTGTCCGATCTCGGCGCGATACCGGTCGGAGTGGACGTTGATACACAAAGGGCCGAGGCCGCAGCGAAACAGATCTCGAGGGTTATCGATCAACTGCGGCTACAGGTCGACACACTCGGCATGTCTGCGGACGCGGCGAAACGGTACGAACTGGGGCTGAAAGGCGCGTCGACGGAACAGCTGAAACTGGTAGAGTCGTTGCAGGAGCAGCTCCGGGCAGATGCTGAACTGCAGGCGTCACTCGATCGCGAGGCGGAGTCGCTCGAAACCGTTCGATCCGCGTGGTCCGATCTACGGGACCGCATGTCTGACATTGGGCCGGTCGCCCGCCAGTACATCGCAGATATCGGGGCGCTGAAACAGGCGCACGATGCGGGGGTGCTCAGTACCGACCAGTTCCGCGAGGCACTCGAAAAACTCGCGGATGGGTATACCTCGGCCGCGTCGGGCGCAGGGTCGTTCGAGGACCAGATGCAGCAGCTCAGCAAACGGATAGGGGATAACCTCACGCAGAGCCTGGAGGATTTCCTGTTCGATCCGATCGAGAACGGGTTCGACTCGATCGAGAAAAATTTCTCAACTCTGCTGCGGCGGATGGCGGCGGAGATCGCCGCGCGGGAGCTGATGAAACAGCTGTTCAAGGGGCTGACCTCGTCCGGCCTCGGCGACGTCGCGAACCTGCTCGGGGGCGCGTCCCTGGGCGCTCGCGCTACCGGCGGTCCGGTCACCAGCGGGACTCCATATCTCGTGGGCGAGCGCGGCCCGGAGCTGTTCGTACCGGCCGGTAGCGGCACGATCGTGCCCGCACATGACACGGCGGCGAGCGGCACGCGGCCGATCGTCATCAACGTGTCCACCCCGAACGCCGATTCGTTCCGCCAGTCCTCCCGCCAGATCGCAGGGGACGTTAAGCGCAAGCTGGGGGCGACCTGATGGCCCGGTTTATCGATGTGTACCTGGCGGACTGCGTGCCCGGCTACCCGTGCGCTAGCACCCCCCGGTTTTCGACGGCGATCGTAGCGGTGGACAGTGGGGCCGAGCGGGCGCGGCAGCGCTGGGAGCACCCCCTGCACCGGTTCACGCTGCCCGAGGCCGTTCGGGACCATGACGTATTCGAGGCGATCCACGACCACTGGCTGGTCATGGCCGGGCCCGCGCGTACGTTTCCTTTCCGGGATCCACTCGACTGCGCATCAGTGGCGTTGACGCAGCCAGTGACGGACGACTCGCTGCTGCCGACGATCTCCGGCACAGATCAGACGCTCGGGACGGGGGACGGCACAACCACGAATTTCCAGCTCGTGAAAACATACACACGCGGCCCCGGTACGTATACGCGGACCATCTATCATCCGGTCGTCGCGTCCGCGTCGGTTACCCTGGATGGCAACGATCCGCTGTCGTACTCACCCGCGTTCACGTACGCGATCGACCGGGACACGGGCGTCGTGACATTCGACACGCCACCGAATGCGGGTATGATCGTGAGAGCGGGGTTTTATTATGATGTCGAGGTGCGGTTTGAGAGCGACGACGCGTTCGACGGCATTGTGCGGACGTATGGCATTTCTGGCTTCGCGGATTTATCCCTAATTGAGGTTCGGCCCTGCGCCGATTGAGGTGAGGTATGGCTATTCGATGGGCGGAAAGTTTCGATTATTATGGGTTCACAGAAACAAACATGTCAGACGGTCTGTGGTCCTCGGCGTTGGGGACCTTGACGACGAGTTTCGCTCGAACAGGCACACACAGTTACCGGCCCACCACCGCCGATTCCGCCAACCGCCGTATTTTCGGCGACGATCTAACAACATTCGGGATGGGGTTCGCCCTATACCTGACCGCGCTACCCGTACTCAACACTACGAACTACTTCGTATTCTGGGCATCCGAGGGGGCGAATGGCGCGTTCAGCCAGTTCACGATAAACATCACGTCGACGGGGACTGTGCAGGTCCGCAATCACTATCAGAGCGGGCCGATTGTAGCCGAGTCTGCGCAGGGGGTAATCACCGCGGAGACACACCAGCACATCGAGTTCAAAGCGACCGTCGGGAACACAGGCTCAATCGAGGTCCGCGTAAACGGCGTGACTGTCATAAACGAGGCGTCCGTGGACCTCCTGTACTATGAGGCGAACCCCACGGTTGCACAGTTCGGGATGTCCCGTGCCACCTCGGGCGATGGGTCGGGGACGTACATCGACGATCTCATCATGTGGGATACGACGGGGTCCGGCAATAACGATTTCATCGGCGACAAACGCGTGTTTACACTTTTCCCGGACGGCAACACCGCGCAGGCCGATTTTTCGGTTGTCGGCGCGGCGTCTGGGTATGAGGCGATCGACGAGGCGGACCCGGACGATGACACCACGTACATCTATGAGGACACGACGGGGAGCCCCGCCCCCAGCTCCGAGTTTACCCTCGACGACCTGCCCGCGGGCGCCGCGAACATCGTAGCGGTCATCCCGGTCGTCAGGGCACAAAAAGATGAGGCAGGCGATGCTAATTTAACCGTTGGGCTGGTATCCGGGGCATCTGAGGTCAATGGCGCGGACAACCCGATGACGACCGAGTGGACGTATCGCGCAGACGTTTTCGAAACAGACCCGGCGACCGGTGCGGCATGGACCCCAACGGCAGTTGATGCGGTGCAACTCAAACTCGCTCGGACTCTGTAACGGCGATGGCCCGCCCGGAGGTAACGCAGGCCCCCGTACTCGTCGTCGCGGCTCCTGACGCGCAGACGCAGGTAACACAGGCCCCCGTACTCGTCGTCGCGGCTCCTGAGGCTCCTGACGCGCAGACGCAGGTAACGCAGGCCCCCGTCCTGGTGCTCGGTGAGATCATCGAAAACGAGGTACGTGTCACACAGGCCCCGGTCCTGGTCATTACCGGTTTTGATGCTCAGGTACGTGTCACACAGGCCCCCGCCCTGGTGCTCGCAGACTGGTCCCCGTGTTTCGCGCAGCAGGCCACCGTGTGGATTATCACGAGGACCGACGGCGAGGTATACGGTTTTACGGACCACGACCAGACGCTGACGTTCCGCGGCGTGTCCTGCAAACCGTGCGACTCGGTCAGTGGCTCGGCCGTTCAGCTGTCGGCGATCGTCGGGCAGTCCGGCAGCGTCGAGCTACGGGGTATCCTGGCATCTGGGGGCGTCGACGAGGTCGAGCTGTACAGCGGCCTGTTCGACGGGGCGAAACTAGAGGTATGGCTAGTCCCGTGGGGCGATAACGAGACGGGCGAGATACCGCGGCGATTGATGGGCGGGACCACCGGTGACAGCACGCAGGGCGAGATCAGTTTCTCACAGGAGATCCTGTCGGATCAGCAGTACCTGCAGCAGCACGCCCTGCCCGAAACGTACACTGCCGATTGCCCATATGAGTTCGGCAACTCCAATGACTCACGCTGCCCGGTAGACCTCGGGCCACTCGTCGTATCCGGCAGTGTGACGGGGCTAGCCGTGCCTGACGCGATGACGAATTCCACACGGCGGATTTTCACGGATTCAACCCGTGTCGAGGCGGACCGCGAGTTTGAGCTCGGTCAGATCACGTGGACCAGCGGCGACAATGCGGGGCAGACGTCATTCGTGAAGGATTTTTCGGGCGGCGCGTTCGTCCTGTGGGAGCCTCTGTTCTACCCGATCGAAATCGGCGACGGTTACGACGCGACGCCCGGATGTGCGAAGACAAAATCTGCGCACCTGACGTACAACGCCGATCTGGTTGATTTCGGTGGGTACCCGGACATCCCCGGTACCGACGCATTCAGGAGGGCACCAGATGCCAAAGAATGACACGCTCCGTGACGCGATATGCGCCGAGGCCCGGCGCTGGCGGAAAACTCCGTACTGGCACCAGGCCGCGCTGATCAGCGTGGGCGTCGACTGTGTCGGGCTGATCCGGGCCGTCGGTCACGCGTGCGGCGTGCTGGCGGATGACGCTGCGCAGTGGCGCCCGTTCGCGGCGTACAGCCGTCTTCCCCGCCCGGAGCGCATGGGCGAGGCGATGCGCACGTTCCTGCACGAGATCGACCCAGCGGATGTGCTGCCCGGAGATATCCTGTGGATTCAATGGCGCGACGGGTTGCCGATGCATCTCGCGCTGTACCTCGGGGAAACGATCATCCACGCCCTGTACGATGTCGGGTTCGTCGCCGAGCATGGGTACTCTGCCGAGTGGCGCGAGCGCACGCACTCCGTGTGGCGGTACCCTGGGCTGGTTGGGCAATGAGCGGATCTAGCGTCGGGCAGATCGTCGGCGGCGTAGTCGGCGGTGTCATCGGGTTTGTCTCGGGCGGTCCGGCCGGGGCGGTTAAGGGGTTTTCGATCGGCTACACCCTGGGCGGTATCATCAACCCGCCGGACGGGCCGACGCTGGTCGGTCCGCGACTCGACGATCTGCGCGTTACCACGTCCACGTACGGCGCTGTTCAGGGGCTGGTGTACGGCCCGAAAAACCGGGCATCGGGGAATGTCATCTGGTCAACCGGGCTAATCGAAGCGGTCAAAAAGAAAAAATCGGGTGGCAAGGGCGGCGGCGGGACGACCACGAAAACGTACTCCTACTCCGTGTCGTTCGCGCTCCAGATCAACGCTCGGCCGAGTGCCCGGTTTAGCCGCATCTGGATGAATGGGAAACTAGTTTTCGACGCGGTCGGAATATCCCTGCCCGCCGTCGATCTAGTCAACGGGCAGCTGATCGACAAATCGTACGGTACTCATGTGGTTATGGACGAAGTCCGCTTCTGGCCTGGCTCCACCACCCAGATCGCAGACCCACTGATCGAGACATACCTCGGCGCGGGCGGGACCCCGGCGTTCCGTGGCCGGACGTACCTGACATTTAAAAATCTCCAGCTGGCGGATTTCGGCAACCAGATGCCGTACGCGATTGAGGTCGAACTGGTCGCAGACGAGGAGATAACCCTCGGGCAGGTCATACAGGACCTCACCGATCGATCGGGCGTCGGTATCGTCAGCTGCGCGAACCACCGCGACCAGGTCGAGGGATATATGATCGGCGCGTCGATGTCCGTCTCTGCGGCCCTGGTCCCTCTCGCCACCGCGTATAATCTCGACATCGCCGAGCAGGGTGGACAGATCCGTTTCGTCAGCCGTCTGCGCGGGATGCGCGGGGTGATACCGACAGACGAGATGGGCGGACGGGACGCAAACGCCGGGCCGATCGAGCCTGCACGGTACGCTAACCTCCGGTCGATCGGGCTACCGAAACAGGTCGCGCTCTCGTTCGCCGACTCGGATTTCGACTACCAGACCAGCACCGTCAGCGCGATCCGGGATGGGGGGGACACGAGCAGTAAAACCGAGGTCGAGCTGGCACTGACACTGGATGCGGACGCGGCGCGGCGTATCGCTGATCGGCTCCTGTGGGCGCCCTGGGCAGCTCGCCGCACCGTATCGTTCAGTACGTCCGACCAGTGGATGGGGCTAGAGGCGGGGGACTCAACCGGCGTACCGTTTGGCGAGCAGGCCCTCCCCTATAAAATCACGAGTAAAACCCGCGGTCATAATGGCGTCATCCAGTGGGAGGCGCAGCGGGATGACCACGAGATCTACAGCTCCGACGCGCTCGGGGCTGCGACGACGCTGCCGAGCAACGCCGTTGCGTTCCCCGGCGAGACTCGACTGCTGTTACTCGACACTCCGATTTTCCGCGATCTGGACGACGACTCGGGGTTTTACTGGGCGGTCGATGCGGGGCAGTCTGGCTGGCGCGGCGCGTCAGTACAGCGATCGTCAGACGGCGGCGTGACGTACAACGAGTTGAGTGAGGCGTACCTGCGAGCCGAGACGGGCGACGTCGCGACCGCGATCGGGGATGGGCCGACAGCATCATGGGATGACGGCAATGAGCTGGTCGTCGAGCTGCTCTACCCGAGCCATGCGCTCGAGTCCCTGTCCGACGAGGCGGTCCTGAGCGGCGGCAACGCGGCGTACTACGGGCCAGCTGACGGGCAGGGCGGCGAGATCCTCCAGTTCGCGGACGCGACGTTGATCGCGACCAACACGTACCGGTTGACCAGGCTGTTGCGCGGGCGACTCGGCACCGAATCTGCAGTCGGCACGCACGGAGCTAACGAGGTATTTGTGGCTATAGCTCCGGATCGGATTAGCCGCTCGGATTTCGGCGCGGGCGACTGGGAGCGGGAGCGCCAGTATAAAGGCGTGTCAATTCTGACCGATATCGCGGACGCGACCGAACTCGATTTTACTAACGCCGGGGCGGGCAAAAAACCGTACTCTGTGGTGCACCCCCTCGGGGTCCGGGACGGTAGTAATAACCTCACAATCACGTGGACGCGGCGATCCCGGTATCGTGCGCCCGGCCTGGGATACGGTCCGGTCCCGCTGGGCGAGACGACCGAGCAGTATGAGATCGACATACTCGACAGTCCCGGGGGGACCGTACTGCGGACCATCACGGCGACCTCGGAGACGGCGAGTTACACAGCGGCCCAGCAGACGACAGACGGGCTGACGCCGGGCGATTTAGTTGATATGGTAATCCACCAAATGAGTGACAGTATTGGGCGGGGTTTCCCCCGCGTAGCGAGGATATGACAATGCCACAGCAGGTACCATTGCGGGTACTGGCCCGCGCCACCGACCGCCACGGCGAGGACGTCCCCATAACGGACGTACGGCACATGCCGATGGGCAGGATCGGGGAGGGCGGCAGCATCTCGGTGCTGTTTGTAGGCGGAGAGCGTTTCGCCGCCCGAGCATTCGTGATCAAAAATCGCGAGTTGGTGGAGGTGTAACCCATGACGACAACTGCGGATCTGGGATTGCCGGAGATCGCATCCCAGCAGAGCCAGCCTGAGGTAACCCATAATGAGGCGCTGCTGCTGCTGCAGGCGCTGCTCAACGGGGCTGCGTCGATCGGTGATAACACCCCGCCCGGTAGCCCGAGCGCGGGGGACATCTATGTCCTCGGCACATCCCCGACAGGGGCATGGGCGGGCCGGGCGAACTGTATCGCGATCTACTCCGGGACCGCGTGGGATTTCATCCCGGGCGAGGACGACGCGGGGACGCCGATTACAATGGGCGCACGGCAGGCGGGTATGCGGGCCTGGGTCCGCGATGTGCGGGCTCTGTACATCTGGACGGACACCGGCGCCAGCCCCGCGGATTATGCGTGGGTCGACTACGCGACGTTGTAAAAAAAAAACCCGCAGCGCGGGGCATACGGGCGAAGGGGGGGTTTCGGGGGCTACAGCGCGTTAGTCAGAGTGCCGATCAGAGTGCCGATGAACCCGGCGGCAAACACCCCGATTGATAAGGCGACGTACAGAATCGCGGCGCCTGCGAGTTTGGATTTCATAGTCGTACCTCGAATGTGGGCATGAATGGGTCATCAGCGACCCATTCATGGGCGGTCTGTGTACGTTCATCTACCGCTCCGGCCAGTACGCCCCGTCCGAACCCGGCGGCGGACCTCCATTTTCAGTCCTCCCCGTTGGCCCTGCGCGCATCGTCGATCAGCATACGGCGCTGCACGTCCAGCTCGGCGGCGTGCGGGACGCTAGAGTAAAACGAAAATTGTGAGCCGTCCGCACGCTGGGCTCGCCACATACCGGTGCGAAAACCGCAGCGGCCCGCAGGCCCCCCAAACACGTCTACGTCTGTGATGGGGCTGGAGTAGATGTTAATGTTCATGGCTCTGTATCTCCTGTAACAATGTGTGGGTCATCTCTGTGTCTACAACTACAGTATCGGCGCTAGGGTGTTGACTGTCAATAGAGGATCGAAAATATTTTTCGACCCGGACGCTGGCACGGGTCCTAGCGTTGCACTCGGCGGCTATCTCCACCGCTGTCCTGATATGCGGTACGCCGCGTGGCGTACCGATCAGCCATTGTGGTCATCGCGCAGGCCCCCCACGCAGACGACGATGCCCGCAGCGCAGACCAGCAGCGGGATGATCCCAGGCTGCACGTACACTAGGGGTGCGAGCGCTATCATAGCTGCCATGCTCAGTCCTCCACGGTCCAGTCGCGATCCCGCACCAGCGCACGCAGCTCCGCGAGATCCTCCGCCGGGATGCACAGCCGCACCCGCAGCATGTCCGCCTCCTGCAGCAGGCGCGTCACAACCGCATGCAGCCGCTGGCGCGAGCACCCGATATCCGCAGCGACCTCGCTGAGTCCCTCCCGCTCGACGAGCACGCGCTGAGCCGCGGCCAGCATCCTAACGTTGATTTTTGTGGACGCCGCCACCTCGAGAAACTGTCGCTCTTTCATGTCATTCTTTCCTGTACCGTTTGCCTGCCCAGCCACCCGACGCCCTGATCGGCCATCCCTCGGCCCAGCTCGGCATGACGCCCATCAACCGCTCTAACTCCTCTACCGAACCGTACCCCTCTGGTACCTCAGCCACAATTTCGTCGTAGATGCGCAGCACCGTCGGGTAGTGGTGGTCCGCTAACCGCAGTATGGCATCGCGCAGGATGTCCCGCGCCGTCGCCTGCACGACGTTTTCGCACAGCGACCCCCCGTACGTCTCGATCCGAGTCCAGCCCCGTTCGCCCTTCGCCGGATTTTTGTTATTCGACATGTACGATATTTGCCAGTCCGTTGCACGTTTACGCGTCCCGAGATCGAGCCGCGCCTGGTGGTACGTCAACCGCCGTCCGGACGGTAGCTCTATATACATCGTGTCCGCCTCGGAAAATACCCGTACATCACGATCGGCGCCGAGCGTTATGCTAGTGCCGGGGTTGCCGATGACCGACACCGCCGCGCCCTCCAGCCCGTACCGCTCGGGTTGCCCGTTGCGCACCTGGCCGCCCCAGAATTCCACGATATGTGGCGACGCGTCACGCCACGCCAGTACCAGCCGTCTAACCGCGTCGTCGTCGAGAGTCCCGGATTTATCAAACTGCCGCCACGCGCCGATCCAGCCGCCGAACCCGAGACCCAGCTCCGCCGGTTTGCCGATTTTCTGCCGGTCCGCGTGGTTTTCGCCGTGCTCGACCCGGTAAGCCGCGTACTCGTCGTAGCTGGTACCGGTGATCCGGGACGCCGAGCGTAGATATATATCGTCACCGCGGGCAAACGCATCGAGCCGCCACTGCTCGCCCGCCAGCGCCGCGGTTACGACCGCCTCGATCGCGGTATAGTCGCTACTGATAAACTGGTGCCCCGGCGCGGCGATAAACAGCCCTCGGATGCAGCCCGCGATCGTCAGCAGCGCATCGCCGAAAAACTGCTCGACCAGGTCCAGATCGCCGAGCGCCATGAGCCGAATCGCGTGGTCCACCGCCTCGACGCTCCACGATCGCTCCACGGCGAACGCCGCGTCGGTGTCACACCAGGGGCACCGAGGGCGACGGTGGTAGTACGGGCGCGAGCAACACTCGCACCATAGCAACCGCGGCCCATTTCTCGGCATATTGAGGGGCTGCGGCCCAGTACCGGTGTCGCGGCCCGTCCGTGCCCCGTGGTAAATCGTCAGATCGTGCAGGCGCCCATCGTCAGCGGTCTGCGCCCGGATAGCGTACAGTTTTTTGACACTGGCGGACCCGATCAGCTGGCGGATCTCCAGAGCGCGGCGGCACTGCGGCGGCAGATCGTCCCGAGCCAAGTAAGACTCGATGTGCTCGGCGTCGAGCGAGGTAACCCCCGCGCCATTTGCGAGCAGCCATCCGGTGAGTTGCTGAATCTCAGACGCCTTTATGCCCGCGGTGATCAGTGCCAACTCGCTGTTGTACCGTGCGAACGCCTGCTCCATGATCGCAATGCAGTAATCCACGGCGGGGATGTCGATGCCCACGCCGCGGGCGTTCGACAGCAAATCGTACTGCCAGAACCGCAGCTCCTGCTCGCACAGGTCTGGTATCCGCGTGGACGCCTCGTGCTCCGTGATGACATCCGTGTCGCAGTAATCGATAAACGGTGCGGCCCGGTCCGGGTGGTCCGCCATCCGGTTACGGACCGCACCGCCGTTGCTTTTCGTGGGGTTGACAGGCACGGAGAAAAATTTGATCAGTGCGTCCCCGGCCTTGTCCTTCCTCTTGGCCAGACCCAGCGCGTCACCGAGCAGGCCCAGTGCGCCCGGCAGACAGTGCGCCCGCGCCTTCGCAGCGGAGCACCGCATCTGGTCGAGGCGCAGTTCGGGCCAGCCCAGTTTAACAGCGCAGACGTACGTCCAGATATACCACTCGAATAGCGCGTTGTGCGCCTCGACCAGACCGCCGCCGCCGCCGCCGCGAACGTGCGCGAACAGGGGGTCCAGCACGTCCATGGGCTGACCCGGCTGCCAGCGGTATACCCAGCCCGCGGGGCCTCGGTACGAAACGGTCAGCACCTCGGTTAGCGGGTGGCGAGCGTACTTAAACGCCCCCACAGCGAATAGCCCTCGCTTCTGAGCGTTCAGGCCGTGCGGCGCACGCCATTTCTGGGCGGCGGCGTCCCACTCGAACCCCGCGGGACTGTACGTCTCGAAATCGAGCGTTACGACTGAGTGGGACGCCGCCGCCATCACGCCTCCACAATCCCGCGCTGCACCAGCAACTCGTCAGTCCAGCCCAGCTGGATCAGCTGGTCGTAGGTGAGCCCGTTGGCCTTGTCCGTCAGCCGCGGTGCTGCCGGTGCAGTGACGGGCGGTGCTGCCGGGGGCGCCATATAGGACGTATTCGGCACGGGCGGTGCTGCCGGTGCGGTGACGGGCGGTGCTGCCAGTGCTGCCGGTGCGGTGACGGGCGGTGCTGCCGGTGCTGCCGGTGCTGCCGGGGGCGCCATATAGGACGTATTCGGCACGGGCGGTGCTGCCGGTGCGGTGACGGGCGGTGCTGCCAGTGCTGCCGGTGCGGTGACGGGCGGTGCTGCCGGTGCTGCCGGTGCTGCCGGTGCTGCGGTTGCGCCCGGTGGCAACTGGCCCGGGCCGCCTGAAAAAGCGTCCGCCGCGCTCGGGCCGAGCACGATCTCCTCCCCGTGGCCCGACAGCTCGACCAGATCCAGATTGAGGTACAGCCCCGGTTTTGACGGCTCATTATTACCAACAACGCTACCCGCGACCCGGACGTAATACCCGAGGCGCAGCAGATGCGGATCAGTGATCTGCTCGTGCGGCTGGTAGTGCCCAGCGGGGAAACAACGCGGTGCAAAACCAGATGACAGCCGGACGACCCAGTGGCCAGCGAAACCCGGTTTCGCGGCGTTGGATTTGCCGGTTTGGTCGACGCCGTCGCCATCCACGATTTTCCATGCAAACTGTGGGTTTACACATGTCGTCGCGCCCCCCGGAAACAGCGCGGGGAAGGACGACTGCGCGACGCGGACCAGGGTGGCACGAAACTCCTCGAACGCCCGGTCGTCTTTGCGGAACGCCACGGCGATGAAATATTGGGGGTTCGGCTGACCTGCATTCGGACCGGTTTTAATCACGCGGGGGTTACCCTGCATATCGGTCGTCTGTGGCTCAAAACAGGATCCCTGCACCAGACGACCTACGGGGGTTATAAAACGTTCACTCGCCATTTTCAAATACCTCTCGGGTTATTTTGTCGTTTCCTATCATCAGTTTCACGGCGCCGGGTATCGACTCATAAAACGGTTTCAGCACGTCAGCAGGAACGGTTTTCTGCGCGAGGGCCTGCGCTACAGTCAGCGCCGCAGGCGGTTTACTGAGATCCGCGCCCAGCAGTTTACCGGTCGAGATAATATCTGCATCGGTCATTTTCCATTTTTTCGATCCGCGCCCGCGGCCTAGGTAGCAATACTCCAGCGTCGCGCCCCCGGCTAGTAGGTTTTCGGCTCGCGCCTTCAGTTCGGCAATATAATAGCCCGTCAATTCCTCCTGCTCGGTTAATAGTCTCAGCGCCCTACCGAGGTATTCGTCGGGTATCTCGTGGGGCGCCGCGGGCATTATCTCGTGCGCCGAGGCGGCCGCGACTCTCAGCGCCGCGGGGCACCGGGTAATCGCCCGGCACCGTTTACACCATGGTCCCGTCCGGCAGTCACCTGACCGCTCCGCATCCTCGATCGCCGCACGGATCGTATCAAAATACCCGCGCAGGTCCGAGAGTCGCACAGACCAGACACGGATCGGCCCGTCTCTATGGACTCCACGGGGCTGTACGATATGCAGCCGGACGCGCCACACCTGGTCGTCAAACTCGGTAATGCTACGCGTCAGTAGGTACGCGTAGCACAGGAGCTGCCGGTTTTCGAACACCTCGACCGGCCCGAACCCAAATTTGAAATCAAACACGTCTAGGATCATTTCGGTGCGATCGATCGTGTATGCGTCTATCGTGCCACCCCAGCCGTTCACCTCTCGGCGCTGCTCAACAGCGGGGTTAACGCCTCGCTGCGCTGCGATCTGCCCGACATACTCGACGTACGACCGGGCCGCGACGATCATCTCCTGCGATACGTCGTCGGGGAACACGGTGTGCCCGCGAAACATGTTCTCAGCGATGGCGTGCGCTCGCGTGCCCTCCTGCGCCTCCGGGCCGGACTCCTCGGCGGGCAGTGCGGCGTTCAGTGTCGCCCATCCGGCGCAGTGGATCCACTGCTCAGCGCTACTAGGGCGGATCAGCTCAGCTACCGATCGCATCGTTCAGGTGCTCCATAAATTGCGGAATTTTATCCATGCATACCGTCAGCTCCACGATGTTGTTGAGCCCGATCGTGGCGCAGATCTCAGTGACCCGGTCGGGCGTTACCCGCCCCGCGGTGATCAGCTCGGACGTAACCGCAATGACCTCACTGTAATCCGTCGCGCTGAGTGGGGGCTGAGCCACTGGAGCGGGGGGTATCGGGGCGTGGTCCGGCGATAGAGCGAATACGTCCGCCGCGTCGACCGGCTGCTCTGCGGGGGCCGTACAGGTCGCGCCCAGCAGCTCGGCCTCAACCTGCGCTACGACAGCGGGGTCGACACCGCGCCGCCCGCGCCAGCTGCCATCCTTATTGCGCGCTCGGGAACCGGAGTGTATGCGGTCGTCCCACGGCATCCCGCGAGTGTCGCATTCGCCCGCCGTATCCGTACTCGCGGCGACGGCGGGCGATGTAGTGTCCGGCTCGACCGTGAGTACCGGGCCTGGTGGCCCGGGCTCCAGCTCGAAGGGCCCCCCAAACTCTAGGGGCAGTGTGGCGGTATCCGCCTCGACGCCTAGCGCGTCGATCACCGCATGGGCGCGTTGGTACTCCTCGGGCGTCGGTAGATCTGGCAGGGTAATTGTGATTTGCATCGTGCGGTTCCTCAAAATTTTTGTTCTCAGCGTTGACGAGGCCCAATCTAATCGCTAGGGTGATGACTGTCAACCCCTATCTGACCGATACCACGCGAGGACTTGATGCAGCTCCACGACTACCAGCAGCACATGGTCGGTGACATTCGCGCCGCATGGTCCGCGGGTGCCCGTAACGTCATCGGGCAGCTGCCAACGGGCGGCGGTAAGACAGTCGTCATGTGCCACATGATCGACGCGGAGCCGGGCATCTGCCTGGCGATCGCCCACCGTCAGGAGCTGGTATCCCAGATCTCCCTAACCCTGGGCCGGTATGGGATACCTCACGGCGTGGTCACGCCTGATCCAGTAACACGAGGCATCATCGCCGCGCATGTTGACGAGCTGGGGCGCAACTTTATCCGGCCGCGCAGTCCACGAGTCTATGTCGCCAGTGTGGACACCCTGATACGGCGGGAGCCTCCCTGGCTGCGCGATGTGTCGATGTGGGTCATCGACGAGGGGCACCACGTCCTGGCGGGTAATAAATGGGGCCGCGCCGTCGACATGCTCCCTGTCACGTCGCGGGGGCTGCTACTGACCGCCACGCCGAACCGATCTGATGGCAAGGGGCTGGGGCGCGCACACGACGGGGTGGCTGATGCGCTAATCCTCGGCCCCTCGCAACGGGAGCTGATCCGCCGCGGGTATCTGTCTGAGTACTCCGTCGTGTGCGCAACGTCAGATATCGAGCTGCAGGACGATGATGTGACCGCCAGCGGCGACTACTCCCCGCGGGCGCTGAAAGCCGCGGCGAAAAACTCCCGGATCGTCGGCGACGTGGTGAGTGAGTACGTACTGCGGGCGCGGGGCAAACCCGGACTGACATTTGCAACCGACGTCGAGACTGCTGAGGCCATCGTCCGCAAATACCAGGCGGCGGGGGTGCCTGCGGAAATGCTGTCCGCGAAGACTCCAGGGGACGTACGTAGGACCATCATGAGCCAGTTCCGGGCGCGGCAGATCCTGCAGATCGTCAACGTGGACATCCTCGGGGAGGGTTTCGACGCGCCCGCAGTCGAGGTCGTATCAATGGCGCGCCCGACTAAATCGCTCTCGCTGTACATGCAGCAGCTCGGTCGGGGCCTCCGCGTGCTGGAGGGTAAATCGCTGGCGCTGATCATCGATCATGTGGGTAATATCGCGGAACACGGGCTCCCCGATCGAGCGGATCGGCACCTAGACTGGACACTGGAGCCTACGAAGGGGCGGCGGGGGTCATCTGACATCCGCGTCTGCAAGAGCCCGGATGGCCCCCTCGGCGCGGGCATACCATGTCTGCAACCATATGAGGCGTACCTGACTCAGTGCCCCGTCTGCGGCTATGCTGCTACAGCGGGCCGGGGGTCCGGCGCTGCGGCGCGATCTGAGCCTGCGCAGGTGGATGGTGACCTGGTCGAACTGGACGCCCGAGTACTGGCAAAAATGCGCGGCGACGTCACCGCGTTCGACGGGCGTACCATCGAGAGCGAGCGAGCTCGGATGTCCGAGCGCGGGTTGCCCGCGAAATTCATTGCGCGCAACCTGAAACATTTCCGGGCCGACACGGACAACCAATCCGCACTGCGCGAGCAGATGGCCCTGTGGGGCGGATTGCATACGGCGCGGGGCTTATCGGACCGCGAAATTCAAAAGCTGTTTTACTTGACATTCGGGTGGGACGTTTTATCGGCGCAGGTTTTGAAATCTGCCGAGTCTACCGAATTAAAATCCCGGATAGAGACGGAGATAATAAAATGCTCAACCACTGGGGCAAGCGCTGGAATATACCGGCGGCCGCAATCGCCGAGTTAATAACTACGCTAGGCACGGGGGGACACAAGCGGATTGAAAACCCCCGACTAGAGTCGGATGTGCAGAATAATATACGGCTCAAAGCTGGTCGCGATCCAGACCTGGTACTGTGGCGTAATAACATCGGGGCCTGCAAATCCGCGGACGGTCGATTCATACGGTTCGGGCTGGCCAACGACTCGGCGCAGGTAAACCAGCTGATTAAGTCGGCGGATCTAATCGGCATCCGCCGCATACTGGTCTCGCCGGATATGATCGGGCGGTATGTCGGGCAGTTCGTCAGCATCGAGTGTAAACGTGCGGACTGGGTCTACCGCGGGACGGACCGCGAGGAGGCCCAGCAGAGATGGGCGGCGACCATAACAGCGATGGGCGGCGATGCGCGTTTCTGCCGATCTGAGGACGACCTATGACCGACCCACTAGCTGCGCTGAAACAGCGCACCCAGTTTGTCCTGTATAAATCGGTCCCGAAAAGAGGCAACCCCGACAAACTGGATAAAATCCCGGTCGATCCGCGCACCCTCGCCGCCGTCGATCCGATCAACCCGGGCAACCACATGGGTTACGCTGAGGCCAAGGCATTCGCTGCGCTCTACAGCCTCCCGTACGGCGTCGGATTCGTGTTTACCCGTGACGATCCGCACTGGCTGCTCGACATCGATGATTGCTACGATCCGGAGCGCGGCGACTGGACCGACACGGCGAAGTCTCTGTGCGCGGCGCTGGCCGGGTGCGCGGTCGAGGTGTCTGTGTCCGGCCGCGGGCTCCACATCATTGGGTCGAGCGCGCTGGATCTGTCCGACGTCGGCACTCGCTGCGGTGCGCTCGGACTGGAGTTTTACACGCACTCCCGGTTCGTGGCGCTGACCGGCACCAACGCGGTGGGGGACGCGGGCCACGATTCGCCTGGTCTAGCCGGAGTCGTCGCTGCCCATTTTACCCGGCAGGCCGTAGCAGCGGATGTGGACTGGACGGATGGGCCCGTCTCGGGGTGGGATGGCTACGACGACGACGACGAACTGATAGCTGCGGCGTGCGCCAGCCAGTCAGCCAGCTCGCTGCTCGGCGGCGCTGTCTCGTTCCGCGACCTGTGGGGGGCGAACGAGGCGGCGCTGTCCGAGCGCTACCCCGACGGTGGGGGGCGGGGTCGGGCGTTCGACGGTAGTCAGGCCGACGCCGCGCTGGCGCAGCACCTGGCATTCTGGACCGGCAGCGACTGCGAGCGCATGCAGCGCCTGATGTGTCGGTCCGCGCTGGCGCGAGATAAATATGAGCGCGACGATTATCTGCCGCGGACCATAATGCGGGCGTGTGGGCTGCAAACGTCCTGGCACCAGCGACACCAGTCGAGCACCCCCACGCAGCAGGCCCTGACCGAGGAGGACATTTTAGATCATGGGTCGTCGTTTCTCGCCGTTTCTGACCAGATCGAATTTTTCGGGGGCTGTGTATATGTACGCAACCGGCACGCAGTATATACGCCGGGAGGGGCACTGCTGAAACCCGACGTTTTTAAAGCTGTTTACGGGGGATATGTATTCGCGCTCGACCTGCGCAACACTAAATGCGTTTCGAACGCGTGGCAGGCGTTCATCGAAAATCGAGCGCACCGCTGGCCGCGGGTAACCGACACGGTTTTTGACCCGACACGAAGGCCGGGCGAGATAATCACAATTGAGCAGCAGGATTTTGTGAATTTCTGGGAGCCCGTCGATGTCGACCGCACGCCCGGGGATATATCGCCGTTTACCCGGCACCTCGGGTTATTATTCCCCGACGCCCGAGACCGTGAAATTATACTGTGCTATATGGCTGCGTGCGTTCAACACGTCGGAGTTAAATTCCAGTGGTGCCCGTTGGTACAGGGTACCCCCGGTAATGGCAAGACCCTATTATCTAGATGCGTGTCCGCCGCAGTCGGGCAGCGATATAGTTATGCCCCGACCGCGAAAGAGTTGGCGGATAAATTCAACGACTGGCTCTATGCGCGGGTGTTTATCGGGGTCGAGGACATATACGTACCTGAGCATAAAGCCGAGCTGATCGAAACGCTAAAACCCATGATTACGAATGACAGGCTCGAGATACAGGGGAAGGGGGATAAAAAAGAAATGCGTGAAATCTGCGCGAATTTTTTCCTCAACTCGAACCACCGGGCAGGGATTCAAAAATCGCGGGACGACCGGCGGTTCGCGATTTTTTACTGTCCGCAGCAGAGTAAATCTGATCTGGCCCGCGACGGCATGAACCGTGATTATTTCCGGGGCCTGTACGGTTGGCTACTAAATGGGGGGTACGCGATTGTTTCCGAATACCTGCATACATATCGGATCGCTGATGAGTTCAACCCTGCCCGCGGCGATCCGGCCCCCGATACCTCGTCGACCGCGGATGCTATACGCGAGGGGCTCGGCTCAATCGAGCAGGAGGTGCTCGAGGCGATCGAGACGGACGAAATCGGTTTCCGGGGCGGGTGGGTATCGTCGATATTTCTGGGGCGTCTCTTGGACCACATGCGGGCAGGCCGCGTGGTGCCGCCGACGAAACGGCGCGAGATGATGCAGACCCTGGGGTACGATTGGCACCCTGCGCTAGACGGCGGGCGAGCGCGGACGGCGGTCAGTCCGGACGGCGGGAAACCCCGGCTATATATACGCACAGGGCACATATCCGCGAATCTGACGGACCCCGCCGCTGTTACCGCCGCGTATAGTGCCGCGCAGCAGGGGGATGATGGCCGCGCCGCCGCAGTATTCAACCAGGGAAAACTTGGGGGTGAGTGACATGTACAGAGAGATACGGGACGGCCGTACAGTGCGGGTACGGAAACCGCACGCGTGTGAGTGGTGCGGGGGGCGGATTACGCCCGGATTCGAGGCGATATCCCGCGTGTACGTGTGGGACCGAAACCTGGTCAACGCGTGGCAGCATATCGAGTGCTATGTGGCGATGGACGAGTCGGCCGACATGATTGACGACGGGTTTACGCCGGGGTCGTTCCGCCGCGGCAAGCCCGCGCGGGAGGAGGACCTATAGCCATGTCACAATACACTCAGCGCCGTAAAACGCATATGCGATGCACCCGCACCGGGTGCCGCCGCAGGTGGGGCCGTCCTGGTCACATTCTGCGCCCCATAGGCGCGGATCGGGGAATTGCCCGCACTAGCCGCGCGTGATATCGTGGGGCTAATGTGCCCACTACGATAGGAGCCGGAAATGGCTAGCGAGAAACCCGCCCCCGAAACCAGCGACGAGAAACCCCGCCGGAAACCCCGTGCCACCCCAGCCACCATCATATGCTCCGAGCACCCGGACGGGATCCGGATGAAAATCACGCGGGACGACGAGGCGTACGAATTCGACACGGCGAAACTGCCTCGCGCCCTGCTGCACCTGGTATTGTCCATCGGGGTGGAGCACCTTATACGTAAGCACATGCGGGTCCACGGCATCCCTCGAGTGCTGGAGGCACTGGCATCCGGCATCCTCCCTGCGATCGAGCACGGGAGGCCGGGTCGCCCCTCCAATTTAGCCGTAGCCGTAGCCCGTGTGGCCGGCTGCACAATCGACGACGCGATGGACCGGCTCTCCCAGCTATCCCCGGAGGAGAAACGCGACGTACGGCTCAGTCCAGAAATCGCCGGGGAACTGGCCCGCGTCCAGCGCGGGAATTTGGGCGGCACCGTACGCCCACTGGGGGAGCTGATCGCGCCGCCTGCTCGCGAGTAGCGTCAGGCATGCACGGGCGCTATACTGGACCCACAACACACGGGGGGGGGGGGGCGTATGAAAACCGCAATATGTGGGGTGATACTCGGGTTACTGCTACTGCTACTGCTGCCGGGCTGCGCAACGGACGGTGCGCTAACGGTGCGCCCCGAATCGCCCTTGGCCGACGGCTACCAGATCGGAGACCTGGCACGGGAGGCGCTGCTGCTGCAGGACGACGTATGCCGGCGCAGCGACCCCGTATCCCGTGTGCTGCTGCTACGCCTGCTGGGCGATGCGGGCCTCGAGCACGACGGGCAGAATATCTGCGAGATCGATATTATCCGTTTGCTGCTGGATGATGCCTCGGAATGAATCTCTCGGCGCAGTGATTTACACCCGGTATTCGCCAGGCGTTTTTTTTTTTCCGATTTGCGGCCATGCCGTCAGATGTCGTGTGCCCTCCCCACGGCCAGCGAGATAACGTACCGCGGCATACCATGGGACTCCCAGCAGTTAGCCCCGTATGCAGGCAGCAGAACGGGCGCCACCGTCCGACCCCCGAAGCCAGCCGTACGTATCCAGTCGTTTTTGATCCTATAGCTAGTGGTCCGCAGGCCCAGCCCCGCATAGTGCGCCCGGCTGCCCCCGTAGTGCCCTGCGGGCTCGGCGAATAGTACCACCTCGGGGACCTCGAGCCCGCGCAGGTGCAGGTACCTTGCCAGATGGGGCGCTATCGCCGCCCCCATACTATGCCCTGTGACTACATAGGACCACCGGGGGTCGAGGTCCCGGACGAACGCGTCTACCCAGAGATACGCGCCGCGCATGAAACCACGGTGGGCTCGGACGCCCGTGACCGGGCATCGCCACGGAATAGCGCACAGGTCGCGCACTATGTCCACAAGATTCGACAGGCGCCCGCCTACCTCGGTGCCTCGGACCGCTAGGACGCGGACATCCGGGTGGTACGCGGGGGAGTAAACGCTCACCTCCACCTCCCGCCGGGACAATACGCTGGGGCCGCGGTCCCCGTACGCCCGGCGGCAACACTGTGCGAGGTAAACGTGGGACAACCCAGGCGTCCGTTTCATTCCGCCACCTCCTCACAATGTTTTATTTGCTCAGCGCTCAGATGCTCCGCTGCGTACATCAGTGCGGCCCTGGGCCACTGCTGGGCGCAGTCGTCGAGGCGCTCGGCGGTCAGACGATCCGCCGCGTATATCAGTGCGTACCAGGGCCCCTGCCGGGCGCAGTCGTCGAGGCGCTCGGCGGTCAGACGATCCGCCGCGTACTGCAGTGCAACCGTGGGCTCCCGGCGGGCGCAGTCGTCGAGGCGCTCAGCGGTCAGACGATCCGCCGCGTATACCAGTGCGGCCGTGGGCTCCCGGTGGGCGCAGGCGTCGAGACGCTCAGCGCTCAGTCGATCCGCTGCGTACTGCAGTGCGTACCCCGGCTCCTGCCGGGCGCAGTCGTCGAGGCGCTCAGCGGTCAGATACCCCGCTGCGTATCTCAGTGCAACCGCGGGCTCCCGGTGGGCGCAGGCGTCGAGGTGCGTCGCGTCGATCAGCTCCGGAAAATGTGCCGCACCCCACAGATAATGCTCAGGCCGTAACCGGAGCAGATCCCCGGCGCAGGCGAGGTAGTCCCCCAGGCCGTAGCCGCAGACACCCAGCGCCCGCAGTTGTTCGATCGTTGGTTTCATACTGCTACCCCGCAATGTTTTATTTGCTCAGCGGTCAGACGATCCGCCGCGTATATCAGTGCGGCCCTGGGCCACTGCCGGGCGCAGTCGTCGAGGCGCTCAGCGGTTAGATACCCCGCCGCATACTGCAGTGCAGCCCTAGGCCACTGCCGGGCGCAGTCGTCGAGACGCTCAGCGCTCAGTCGATCCGCCGCGTATACCAGTGCGGCCCAGGGCCCCTGCCGGGCGCAGTCGTCGAGGCGCTCAGCGCTCAGTCGATCCGCTGCGTACTGCAGTGCGTACCCCGGCTCCTGCCGGGCGCAGTCGTCGAGGCGCTCAGCGGTCAGATACCCCGCTGCGTATCTCAGTGCGTACCCTGGCTCCCGGTGGGCGCAGGCGTCGAGGTGCGTCGCGTCGATCAGCTCCGGAAAATGTGTCGCACCCCGCAGATAATGCTCAGGCCGTAACCGGAGCAGATCCCCGGCGCAGGCGCGGTAGTCCTCCAGCCCGTACCCACAGGCGCCCAGCGCCCGCAGTTGTTCGATCGTTGGTTTCATACTGCTACCTCACAAGAGAGTATCCATTCGGCTACACGGGCGGCGCGAGCGGGACAGTCGACCCGTGCGTACCGGCTATCGAGTATCTCGACGGCGGCACGGTCCCACGCGTGTAGATTCACCGCTGTCAGCATCCGCCGAAACCCGCGCAGGCGGGCATAACCCAGCTGAAACGACATGTTGATGATCGCCCGGCGGGTGGGGAATGGCATACCCCCGAGGCCGGGGAGCAGTTTCACCGCGTCCGCGATCGCCGCGTCCAGGGAGCGGTGAAGCAGCGTCTCGACGATCGCGTCGCTGAAATGCCCGCCATTATCGCACAGAGCGCGCATTACCCCGGCGGGCAGGCCGTGAGCCTCCAGATTCCATCCGACGCCCACCGTCCAGATGCCTCGACTGTCGCGATACGGTTTCAGGCGTACCCCCTCATCGCGGTAGAGGTCATCATTGATGACCTCCCGCTCCCGTGGCGTTAGTACACTCATTTTACGCTCCCCCGTCCCAGTCCACCCGCCCGCCGGATCATACGATCGATGCGGCTCGCGATCACCTCGGCCTCGAGGCGGTTAGTCGTCATGCGCCCTCCGGGAAGCGCCCAAACGCGTTGTGTGACGGCGGGGACGGTCGCCTCCCCTACATGTATGTCGTGTGCGCTCAGGTCAAACATTCTGGACCCCCCCGCAATGTTCTATTTGTTCAGCGGTCAGACGATCCGCCGCATACTGCAGTGCGTACCCCGGCTCCTGCCGGGCGCAGTCGTCGAGACGCTCAGCGCTCAGTCGATCCGCCGCATACTGCAGTGCGACCCAGGGCCCCTGCCGGGCGCAGGCGTCGAGGCGCTCGGCGGTCAGACGATCCGCCGCGTACTGCAGTGCGACCGTGGGCTCCCGGTGGGCGCAGGCGTCGAGGCGCTCGGCGGTCAGACGATCCGCCGCGTACTGCAGTGCGACCGTGGGCTCCCGGTGGGCGCAGGCGTCGAGGCGCTCAGCGCTCAGACGATCCGCCGCATACCGCAGTGCGACCCAGGGCCTCCGCCGGGCGCAGGCGTCGAGGCGCTCCGCGGTCAGTCGATCCGCCGCATACTGCAGTGCGACCCAGGGCCCCTGCCGGGCGCAGGCGTCGAGGCGCTCAGCGGTCAGACGATCCGCCGCATACTGCAGTGCAACCGTGGGCTCCCGGTGGGCGCAGGCGTCGAGGCGCTCGGCGGTCAGACGATCCGCCGCATACTGCAGTGCGTACCCCGGCTCCTGCCGGGCGCAGGCGTCGAGGCGCTCGGCGGTCAGACGATCCGCCGCGTACTGCAGTGCAACCGTGGGCTCCCGGTGGGCGCAGGCGTCGAGGCGCTCAGCGGTCAGACGATCCGCCGCATACTGCAGTGCGTACCCCGGCTCCTGCCGGGCGCAGTCGTCGAGACGCTCAGCGCTCAGTCGATCCGCCGCATACTGCAGTGCGACCCAGGGCCCCTGCCGGG